CGTTCGGTTTGCGCTGCTCGGCCGTGAGCTGCTCGAACCAGGCGTGCGGCGGCTCGGCCGAGCGCAGCGCCGCCGGCAGGTGGACGTAGCCGGGTCCCGCCATGCCGACGCCGAGCTGACCCGCGAGTCCGTCTTTGAAAATGTTCGCATTGAACGCGCCGAGCGGGATTTCCCCGCGCAGCGCGGTCTTGCGGTCTTTTCTCGCCGTGTCCGGATAGTTCACCATCAGGCGCGGCGCGTTCGGCGTGGACATGCCCTTCGTCGGCAGCAGGCTCCAGACGTCACGCGCGCCGATGATGCCCTGGCGCTGCACCAGGCGGGCGGCGCGCAGGCGTTTCCAGACGGCGTAGGCTTGCTCGGTGACGCCAGGGGCGCCGCCCGAGTCGTATCCCGTCCCACGAACCCGCATGACACGCCCGGAGGCGTCATCGAGCGGATACTCCGCCGTCAGGGCCCCGCGGATCGCGGCGTCCCAGGCTTGCGGGTCGGTCGCGGTTTCCGCCTCGATCTTGCGGAAATCGATCACCCAGCTTTCCGCCCCGAGACCCCAGCCCCGCACGAGCAGCTCGAAACGGTTGGCCTGGATGTCCAGGAAGGCAGTCAGGAAGCGCACGCCGGCGGGCACCAGGCCCATCGGCGTGTCCTCGGCACGTTCGGCCAGGGCGCCGGCGTCGATGGTGCCGACGGCTTTGCGCGGTGCGGCCGGGATCCCCCAGCGCTTGGCCATCACGGCGCGCACCGCCTTGTCCTCGCCGGCGGCCTCGTCCTCGCGCTCGGCGCTGACCAGGTCGCGGGCCAGCGAGCCGATTCCGCCCAGAATGAACGGCGACATGACGCCGACGATCCAGAAGCCGGCGGTGTCGCGATGCATCGGCTCGCCGGTGACGGTGCCGTCTTCGTCGATGTGCTGGCCGAGGCCGATCCAGCGGCCGGACAGGTTCATCGCGCGGCGCCAGCGGTCCTCGATGGCGCAGCCGCAGAGCGGGCAGAGCAGCCGGGCGGCGCCGGCGACTTCGTCCAGCGGGGCGGCGGCCGGGTAATCCAGGACCATCACACGCGTGGCGGTCGGGTTCGGCGAGGAGAAGCCGTTGCAGTGCGGGCACGGCCACCACCAGGTGCGCCGATCGGAGTCGGCGTAGAGGCGCATGATGCCGCGCGTCCAGAGCTTCGGGTCGGTGCCCTCGGCGCGGTCCGGGTGGGACACCGCGAGGATCTTCGATTCGAGGCCGAATGACTGGCGGCGAACGTCGGCCAGGCGGTAGGAATCGCCGTCCCGTTCCGGGCAGGCGTCGTATTCGTCGATCACGATCCGGCCGGCGGACTTGCCGATGAGGTTCTGATAGGTCGCGGGCAGGAACTCGGCCCACATCGCGCCGAATCGCTTGAAGTGCAGGCTGCGGTCCACCGGCATGGTGCCGAGTCGCAGTTTCATCTGCTGGTGCAGCTCGATCATCGGGTTGATGACCCGCTTCACGTAGCTTTCCAGCGCATCGTCAGTCGGCTCGTACCAGAGCAGGTCGGCGGGATCCGCGTCGACGCTTTGCAGCAGCCAGTTTTCCGCGATCGCGGTCTTGCCGGAGCGGCCGGGGCCGGCGATCGCGATCGTGGTGTGGTCGCGGCTGGTCAGGACCTCCATCGGTTCGCGCAGGTAGGGCGCTTCGTCGTGGCTCCAGCGGCCGACGAAACCCCCGCCCCGGTTATCGAGCCAGCGATTCGCGGCCGCGTGGTCCGCGACCGTGATGGCGTTCGGCGGCAGGTAGGCGTCGAGCCAGTCGCTCAGCAGCGCGTTCGGATCGGCGAACGGGGCCGGATCGACCCAGATCGTGTCACTCGGCGGCATAGGCGGCCTCGTTGCCGCTCAGCAGCGCCCGGCGGCGGGCGACCGTGGCGCGTTGCTGGTCCGCCAGGCGCTTTTCCATCGCCAGCGTGACGGCGGAGGGCCAGCCCTGCTCGCGGCCGATCTGGCGGATGAAGGCGTGCGTCTCGCGGCTGATGTCGCCGAGCAGGGCCATGACTTCGGACTTCATGGCGGCGACCGGGACCAACTGGCCGGCGGCCTCCGCTTCCTGGCGCTGGCGCTTGCGCAGTTCCCAGGCGAGCAGCTCGTCCTTGGTGGACGTGGCCTTCGGCGGCGGCTCGGCCCCGGGGAGGTCGAACGGCAGGCGGAGCTGCGCGAGCTGTTCGTCGGCGGCGGCCTTGGAGGCGGTCTGTTCCTCCTGCTTGAGGCGGAGGAACTCGGCGACGACGGCCGGGTCGAACTGGTAATCCTTGCCGTTGGTGCCGCGCTCGAGGACGGGGAAGTCCGGGCCATACTTCAGCAGCCATTTTGAGAGCGTCGGCAACGACACGCCCAGCCAGTGGGCCAGCCGGGCCTTGTTGACGACGACTTCTGACATGGCGGGAAACGACAACTCCAACAACGACAGAAGCCATTGAGAACTTTACACAAAACGACCGACTAACCGAGGTGCGAAATGCCCGTGGTTGGCCCTACCCCCTGGAAGGACCCGCGGCGATCAGCGGGCGCTGCGGGCGGCTTCGACGAGGCGGCGGCGGAACGCGTCGGGCCAGGTGGCGCGGGCGATGGTCTCGACGCGGTCGCGGTAGTGGAAGCGGGGCTGGTAGTGGGTGGCGGACTCGAAGCCGGTGAGGCGGGTCAGGCCGTGGCCATCGGTGCGGCGGAAGAAGCCGCCGATCTGGGCTTTGTTGCCGCGAGCGCTAGAGGGCAGGTAGGCGATGGTGCCCGCCTGGGTGGCAGGTGGTGGCTTGGTGGCTCCGGCCCTCGCGCGCTTGTCGGCGGCTGCTTGTTTCTTGCCGGACCTGGCCTGCGCCTTGATTTGGGAATTCAGGCTTTTCAGCGTGCCGGCGGGGATGTTGCCGAACTGATTGAGCAGGAGACCTCGGCCGGGCAGGACGATCGCGGTGGCGCCGGGGCGGCGGGTGTTCTCGGCCGGATCGCGGGTGCCGCCGATTTCTTCGTGCAGCAGGTATTTCTGCTGGACGGGACGGACCGTTACTGTCGCTTCGAGGCGGGATGTCTCGGCGGCGAGTTCGCGGGGGGCGACGACGGCGCGGGTGGTGAAGGGGGTGGGGCGGTCGAAGGTTTCGCCCATGCGGCTGTTGATCCCATCGCGGGCGGCGCGGGCGCAATCGTTGAGGGCGCGGGCGGCAGCGTAGGGGATCTGGCGGCCGGCGACGGCGAGCAGCGACTTCTCCAGGCGGGTCAATCCGGCGCTGTCGATGCTGAGTTCGATCATGCGCAGACCCCTGAAACGAAAAACGCCCGGCTCCGTTTTGGGGCCGAGCGTGCGATTCGCGTGACGATAGAGATTCAATGGCATGTTTCTGAGGCGTTTGAGAAGCGTTATTTCAAATAATTCCGATATTGCAGATTTGCCACAATCAGATCGATCGCGTCAGCGTGCCAGCGCTGCACGGCTTTGTAGTCAGCGCCGATTGCGGCGGCGACGCGACGCCAGGAGAACAAATGCTTTTCCGACACGGGATGGACCAGCATGCGGGCGCCGACGATCCGGCGGAGGACGTAGCGGCTGTTCGGGATGAATTGCAGCCAGGTCAGGCATTCGTCCATCTCGGTGATCTGGCGCGATGAGCGTGCGGCGGGTTTGACGGGGGCGTCGGTCCAGCCGTAGGCCTCCACGGCGGCGCGGACGCAGTCCAGGGCGCCGTTGGACATGCGGGGGCCGAGGCCTCCGCCGGGGATGACCAGCAGGGTCGTCCCGGCTTCTTCGAGGCGGGCGATGACGTAGGCGGCGTCCACGGGGTTGATTTCCAGGCAAGCGCTCATTTCAAATTCTCCACCAGCCGGAGGTTGGCGCTGCGCCGCGCGTCGAGAGCGGTCAGCAGGACTTCCGCGCGCGCTTCCGGGCATTCATCCAGCAGGCTTTTGAGCAGCGCCAGGGCGATCCCCAGGCGGGACACGAGGCTTTCCCTGGCGATGCGGCGGGCGAGCAGCCGCGCGATGGTGGTTATCGTCTGGGGGGACAGTGGTGTTTGCGTTTCGGTATTCACACCGTTCACACTCATGGTTCACACCTATTCTATTATTTATCAACTAGTTCTAGTCAGTGTGAAGGGTGTGAAGGGTGTGAAGGATATTTGTGGTCTTCATGAGAAGAATATCCCTACACGAGGTAAAATCACGATTTCCCGTTCACACCGTTCACACCCGCAGTTTTCCTCGTGTTTTCCGTTCACACCTCCGTTCACACCCCTTCACACCCTTCACACCCCCGGCGGATCGTCCGGCGGCAAGATTACGTGCTGCGGCAGCCAGATTGCCCGGCCGGGTGCGCCGCCGATGCGGATGTTGCGGTCGCTGTTGCGGGCGTCGCGGCAGCGCGAGATGGCTGTCAGCCATTTGCGACCGTCGAAGTCGGAGCCTTTGAAGATGGTTTCCAGACCCGGATGCCGGGTGGCGATCCAGACGCCGCCACCCCGGCCGATGCGGGGCACGGGCTTGTGTTGCCTGTCGTCGAAGCAGGCGTAGCAACTGCACGCAGCCCCATCCGGCGGGGGCACGGGACGCCTGCAGGCCTGGACCGGGCGGATCCCGTTGCTGCCGAGCACGGCGGAGGCAGCATGGGGCTGGCGGCTTTCTTCCGTGCTGGCGCCGAAGGCGATCTCCAGCAGCTCGCCGATCTGATCCTTGTCGGTGCTGCGGTGGAGCTGCACCTGGGTCGCCAGCAGGTGCTGCAGGGCGCGGGTGGGGGCGTCGTCAGCCTCGGCCTCGGCGGCGGTGCTGATGAAACCGCCCAGAGCGGCGATGCCTTCCTTCAGTGCGCGCTGGTCGGGCAGGCCGTCATTGGTCATGACATACCAGCCGGCGAGCAGCGCGCCCTTGCTGTCCATCTCACGCGGGCTGCAGCCGTGCACGGCCAGCTCGGTGCGGAACATCAGCATCGACTCGTGATAGCGCTCCAGGGCGCCGATCGCGCGGCCCCACAGGCCGGGAGCGTTGGTACGCACGAATTCGGCGATGCGGGCATGATCCTGGCGGCCGTCGGCACCCTCGGGCGGGCGTTCCAGCTCGATCAGCACGAAGCGGCTGAGATGCTGCGGCTGCATCGGCGGCGGGTAGATCGAATACATCACGACGGACGAGACGATCTCCGAGGTGCGGCCCTTGCCGTCCGTCGTGCCGCGGGCGAGTTTGGTGCCTTCGTCGCCGGAGCTGCTGAGCACGATGTCGAGCAGATCCTTGCCGGAGTTGTTGTTGCGATCCGAGGCCTCATCGATGACGCTGGGGATGGCGCGGCTGGCGATGGTCTGTTCCATGCCGGCTTTACTGGTGTCGTTGCTGTAGTCGTGCACCGGCCAGGCGGCGCGCATGACTTTCATGTGGCTGGTCTTGCCGCAGCCGGTCGGGCCGGTGACGAAGCCGTTCATCCTCCAATACAGCGCGCCGCAGGTCCAGCCGCTGTAGAGCATGCCGATCGTGGCGATGGCTGCGCCGCCGTCCTTGTAGCACCAGTGGGTCTGCAGCTCCTCCTGCAGGATGCGGGCGATGGAGGGATCGCAGGGGACACCGGGGCGGGGGATCGGCTCGGCCGCGGCCCAGATCTGCTTGCCGGTGCGGAAGCCGGGTTTTTTCCACTTGTCGCCGATCAGCACGGCGTCGCCGCAATGCACGACGGGGAGGCCGTCGTCACCGCGCCAGATGCCGGGCTGGCGCAAGGTGATGGACTTGCCCCAGATGCCGGCGGCGGAGGCGCGGGCGATCAGGTCCTGGGCCAGCTTGTTGACGTTGAAACCGACGATGCGTTCGACCTTGTTGCCGCGTTCGTCCTCGAATTCCTTTTTGACCGGGTAAGTAGCGCGCGGCCAGGTGTCATCGCCGCCGAACAGCAGCATCAGGGCGTGACGGTTGCCGAGGTCGCGGGCACCGAACTTGCGCGGCTGGCCGGCGAAGTCGAGGAAGAAGCAGGTGCCGTCGTTGTGGCCGAGAGCAGAGACGGGGCAGTCGTCGGCGGCTTCGTGAGCCGTGCCGCCGCCGCCCTCGCCGCCGTCGATCACCTTGAACGCGCGATCGGCGCCGAGGACGGCATTGCGGATCTTGGTCTTGCCGGCGTCGGACATCAGGCGGTTACCCGGATTATATCGTTGAAGTCATTGCCCTCGGGCGAGCGTGCGATGCGCACTTCGCGGCCGCGGTCCATATGCCGCTCAGCCGCGCGCTGCAGGGCGGCGCGGGCGGCGGGCTTGATGTCGTTATCGCCGCCGATGATGACGCGGCGGGCCTGGTCCGGCAGCCAAACGGAGCCCAGGTTGCCGAGCGAGACGCCGCAGAGCACGCGCATGTCCGGCAGGGACTGGGCGACCGACAGGCAGGTTTCGATGCCCTCGCCCAAAAAGACGTCTTCGTCCCAGGGCATATCCTTCAGCGACTTGCCGGAGGCGCCGCGCCAGAGCCGGATCGAGCCGCCGGCGAAGTCACCGATGGACAGCTTGGCGTCGTTGAGGCGGGCCTTGATCCAGCCGCCACCGGTGCGCTCCAGATAGGTCCGGTGGGTCGCCACGTGGCTGCCGTCCGGGCCGGAGATGGCGGCGATCATCGCCGGGAAGGTGTGGCCGGATTCGCGGTGGCGGAGGTCCGGATGGAAGCGCAGCGCACGGGGCTGGCGGCCGAGGGCGGCGATGTTGATGCCGCGCGCCTGCAAGTAATGATCGACCGGGGTGTCGAGGATCGACGGCCGGGCTTCCAGGTATAGCCGCAAGGCGTACGCGCGTTTGCGGGCGGTTTCGGCATCGACCTCGATCTTCGGGCGGGATGGCGGGGCTTTGCGGGCTGGCTCGGTGGCGCCGGTTGCCCAGCCGAGCCAGAGCAGGCCGGCGGCGTAGGCGGTTTTCTTGTCGCCGGCGTAGCGGCAGGCGGCGAGCAGATCGAGGGCGTCGCCGAACTCGCCGGTCGCGGCGTCCTGCCAGTTGCCCTGCTTCTCGCCGGAGAGGTGGACCCACATGCTGCCGCCGGGGCTGTTGTCGGTGCCACCGACCGTCCAGTAGCTGGATTTGCGCCTGCCGGACCCGAGGAGGTCGCGGCAGAGCGCTTCGATTCGGCGGGACAGTTCGGCGGAGACTTCGGAGGCGGTCGGGCGGGTGGACATGGCGGGTCAGGCGGCCTGGCTGGCGGGGTCGAAGAAGGGGCGCACCAGGCGCATCTCGCCGGCGCGGGTGTGGACGTGCTGGCGCTCGACGGGCGTGCCGGGGAGCATGTTGAGATCCGTCAGCATGTCGCGCATCGGGGTGCGGGTCGGATAATCCTCGCGGACGATAGCGTCGCGCTCCGGGGTCCACATGGCGGTGGCGATCATCTCGTTGTGGGCGGCGACGGGTGGGGGTGCCGGTTGGGACTCTACTGCCGCCGGCGGGGTGAGCTTGGCTGGGCGCTTGAGGCCGATCTTGGCCGCCTGGATGGCGATGCGGTCTCGGGCGACCGGCTTGCCCGGCAGAGCCATCACGGCGGCGTGGATGACGTCGATGGCGATGCCGGCGGGATAGTCGCGCCGGAGCACGGCGTCGCGTTCCGGGTTCCAGGTGCGCAGCGTGACAGGCACCGGCCCGCCGGCGGCCTGCGCCAGCTTGTCCGCGCGCATGACGGCGCATTGTTGGCGCAGCTTTTCAAGGTGCTCGGGGGAAAGCTGGCGTTTCTGTTTCGGCGCGGGGGCGACCGCAACGGCTTGGGTGAACTCGTCGGAAAAAGGCCGGGGAGACGGGGGAGCCTCCCCGGCAGTGCCGCCGGCGGCGCGACCTGGCCCTTCCGCCTGCGGTTGAGGATCAGCACTCGTGACTGGTCCCGACTCCCCGGGGACCTCGGTCTGCGGCGCCGAAGGAGAGACGCTCAGCAGGGGTTGCGCCACGCTGCGCAGCGATGCGGCGAGCTGCTCGATCAGCGCCTGCGTGCGGGGGCAGAGGCTGATGACGTGGCGGATGGTGATCTCGGTCATGACTGCACCGTGGCGGCCGCGAGGGGGGCGGCCGCGAGGGGGGCGGCGGCTTTCGACCAGGGCCAGCAGGCGGCGCAGTAATCGACGCGCGGGATCTCCGGCGCGGGATGCATGGGAATGATGTTGCTCAGGGGCATGTCGGCCTCCGCAATGGTTCCGGCGTAAGTGGCGATGATTTCGGTCGATCCACACCCACATTTGTGCGTTTGCGGAACGACGAAATCGGCAACAGGGGTGCGGCCGCGCATCGGATTCTTAGAGGATGATGTGGGCGGGGGCGGCGGGCGTGCGCAGCTCGTGGCGGCTGCCCTTGAGGCGCACCACCATCTCGTTGCGGATGTCCGCGCGGTCCGCCGAGTGGCCCATCCAGAACGCCAGGTCGCCGGAACGGCGCAGGGCGAACAGGGCGCCGATGAAGCCGATGCCGTAGCGGTCGCGCAGCTCGGTGCGGGGCATCAGCACATGGTCGCCGGCGTCGACGCGGCGCAGCTCGGCGAGCAGGCGGATGCCGATCGGCGCGTCGTCGCGGACATCGCTGGCGGGGACGGGCCGATCGGCGGAGCGGCGGGAGACGGGCGGCTCGGGGATGCGGCCGCCTTTCACGAAAGCCGGGGCCAGCATGGCGGGGCCGCCACCGGGGCGGCGGCGACCGAGGGTCATCCCGCTGGAGGAGCGCACCTGGTCGGCGAGCTGCTCGGCCACGGGCGGATGCCCGGTGGGAACGCTATACGCAAGGCTGGAACGTGAGGGTTGCCATTTTGGCAGGCCGTCGAACATGTGGTTTTTCCCAAAACCCCCGGTTTAGTCAGTGTGCATCCCGGCTGCGCTGTGCCGCGCGGTCCGGGCCGGAAGGTCAGGCGGCGGCCGGGAGCGGGATGGGCGCCAGGCGGCGGTAGAAATCGAGGAATTCGAAGCAGGCGCGCTGCGGCTGCCAGGGATCGATGGTGATGTCGAACGGGCGCGGCTGGCCGTCGCGGCGCCACCAGCCGGAGGTGCCGGTGTGGATCAGCGCGGCCTCGGTGACCATCATCTGCTCATCGATGAGCTTGATGATCGGCGAGCGCGGGAAGGGCAGGCGGAAGCGCTCGCGGATGACGCCGTCGATGAGGGCTTCCCGGGCGCGATAGGTGATCATCTCGCGCTTGAGCGGGGTTACCATGTCGCCGATGTAGGCCTCGGCGGCGTCGTGCAGCAGGGCTTCCAGCTTCAGTTCGTCGGGCGCCTGGCGGGCGCACAGGACGCTGTGCTGGGCGACGCTGTAGAACGATGAGACGTGGCCGCCGAAGCGGCAGATGTTGGCCAGCGCGCCGGCGATGACGGTGATGTCGATATCCTCGGGGCGGGGATCGGCCGGGTGGAACGGTCCGGCGGCGGTGTCGATCCAGCCGCCGGAGCGGGGTTTCAGGGTGGCGTCGGAATGCATGTCCGGAGAGTCCCGTTTTGGGATGTGGAGGGGTGCGGCAGGGAGGTCGAGCCGATCGGCGGCAGCCACGGCGCCGATGGCGCAGGCGTCATCACGCGGCGTCCTGCGAGGGGGCGTCCGCCGGTGGCGGACAAATATCCGGGCGCAGCTTATATCGCGGGATACCCGTGATACGCTCGACGTCCGGCAGCCGCTCCGCCGGGACTTTCGTCCACATGGAGACAGCAGAGCCTTTGATGCCAATCTCGCGCGCCACCTTGGCGATTAGTCCGCGCTGTTCCCGGATGAGAGCCATGCCATTCATGAGCGCTACGCTAAGACAGACTGAGCGATAGGCGCAAGCGGAAAATGCTCAGGACAACTTATTATAGTCAGGCGCACTCTCTACCGATGGACATAGCCTCGGTTATCCGCGACGGCCGCCGCGAAAAGCGGCTTTCTCAACGCGCCCTGGCGGAACGGATGGGCGTCGCGCCGAGTGCCGTCGCGCAATGGGAGACCGGCATCACCAATCCGAGCCTGGCGAATCGGGTTGACCTCGCGGCCATTCTGTCGGTGCCGTTTGCCAGCCTGCTGCCGGAAGCCGCCGATATCGGGCAAGTGTCATCCAAAGACCCGCAGACCATCATACTTGTTCGGAAATTCGAAGGGTTGCCGCCACGAGTTCGCGAAGCAATTCTGATGCAGGTGGTTGCCACGGCGGAGTCCCTGGAAGCCGTGCCATCTGAAGACGGACCGAAAGACAGCTCCGCAAAAAAATAGCATCGGAGACGGTTTTGCTCAGTTTTTCTGATTGACCAAATCGCTCAGTTACGCTTAGTGTTTCTCCAGACGCCACCTGGAGACCGCCTTCCCCATGTCCACACACAACGCGTTACCCCGATACTCAAGCCTTCGTGATCATGTAGACCGCGACTGCAACATCGCCGTAACTGTTTCGGCCTTCGCGGTCTTCACATCTTTCGGGCGGTTTCCGTGATGACCCGCAAACCGCGCACCGAACCGCGCCGGGCGGACCTGATCGACGCAGTCGACAATCACGTCACCGGCCTCGATGCGATGATCGGCCGTTGGTTCAACAGCATCCCCGCTGCGGTGCGGGCCGAACTCCACACCCTTCGCGAACCGCTGGAGGCCCTGCTGATCAAGCTGGGCCGGAGAGGCCAGCGGCGCGGCGGCTGACCGACAGCATCGCGGGGGCTGACGTTACGCCCGCATCTCCAAAAAGGACCGTTACATGCAAAAAGCAAAGATAGAGACGCAGTCGCTTGCCCGGCCGCCCGCCGAACCACGCTGGAAGGCGCTGCACACCCTGCAGAGCAGCGGCGGCGCGATCATCATTCGCGCCGTCGACGGCGGCTTCGTCGGTTGGGCGACGGACACGGCGGGGGACACGGATTTCTCCGGCGGTTACCACAGCGCGACGCCGGTCGCCGAGATCCGCCGCAACGCCGCGAAGATGTCGCTGGCGCCGATGATGCTGGATGTGTGCCGGCTGCTGGTGCACGGGTCGCAGCGTCCCGCGGCCGAAGCGATGCCGGCGACGGCCGAGGCGCTGGACCTGGCCGCCGAAGTGCTGGCCGAGATGGAGCGGCTGGCATGAGCGCCCTGAGCCTGGCGATGGCGGTTGATCCGCTGCCGATCCAGATCATCGGCGTGCTGAAACGCGACCTGGTGGACCATTTCTGGTTCCGGGCGGCGAACGGCACCAGCGTCGCCCTGACCTTCAACGAACTCGCGACCCGCCAGGCGCTGGTGGGCATGTTCGGCGGCGAGGCGTGGCTGCGGCGGAACTTCCCCGGGGCGTTCGTCGTGGTGGCGGCGCGTGAGGGCGGCGGGCGGCAGGTGGCGACCGGGATCGACTTCGTCGCGGCGGCGAACCATTTGGCGCTGCTGTGCATCGACGCCGAGGTGACCGCGGAGATGGAGGCGGCGCGGGCCGACCATTTGTGGGATCGGCTGGTGCGCGCCGTGGTCGCCGGGCTGGGGTGGTTCCATGTCTGAGCACCGCAAGGATCTGGCGATCGTCGCGCAAGCGCTGCCCGACGCCGTGCTGGACTGGACTTATCGGGCGACTCTGGCGGCGCCGTCGCTGCCGGCGTGGCTGCTGGTGGGGGTCGCCTCGGCGCTTAGCAACCCCGGTGCCGGGTCCGATGCGCTGTGCCTGCTGGCGGACTCGCTGGAGGTGATGGCGGTGGCGGCAGCGGTGGACGGCCGGGTGCCGCTGGTGCGCGAGCTGCGGGCGCTGGCGGACCTGCCGCGCATGCTGGCGCCGGAACGGGCGTCGGCTCCGGTGGGGGCGCTGTCATGAGCGAGCAGATGCGCGCGGCGCTGGTGCTGGCGCGGGGCATGATCGCGATGGACCGCGAGATCTGCCGGGACGGCTTCACCATCGCCAGCAAGCCGGAGGTGGCGCCGGACCCGGACGAGGCGGAGTGCCTCGCCGGGTATGACAGCGTGATCGCGGCGATCGACGCGGCGCTGGCGCCGGAGCTGCCGATGCGGTTCGTCCGGATGCGGGAGATGGGGCATGGCTGATCGTTCCTTGATCGATATGTCGTTACTCAACCGGTCGAAGGAAGCGTGCGATGCTGATCTCGGTTAACAAAATCCGCGACCGCGCCAACGTGCGGCAGATCCCGGCCGGCGTGGAAGCCGACGCGGGCCTGCTGGCGAGCGTGCGCTCGCAGGGCGTGCTGCAGCCGATCCTGGTGCAGCGGCTTGGCCAGGATGCGTATTCGCTGATCTTCGGCCGGAGGCGGCTGAACGCTGCCCGCGAGGCCGGGCTGACCGAGATCCCGGCCGAGGTGCGGGAGATGACCGACGGCCAGGTGCTGTCGGCGCAGGCGGCTGAGAACATGGCGCGCGCCGGCATGCACCCGGTGGACCAGTGGCGCGCGGTGCGGGCGATGATGGAGAACGGGCTGACCGCCCTCGATGCGGCGGCCGCACTCGGCCTCGAGGAACGGCGGGCGCGGCGGATGGAGCGGCTCGGCATGCTGCACCCGGAGATCCTGGAACTGATCGAGGAGATGGGCTTCCCGTCCGATCATGAGCTGCGGAAGATCGCGGTGGTCTCGCTCGAGCGGCAGGCGGCGGCGCTGAAGGTGCCGGGGGCGTTCCGGCGGCAGAACGGCGTCGCGGTCGAGATCACCTGGTGGAAGATCGCGCAGGCCTGCGAGGACCAGCGCATCTACCGCCCCGCCGCGATCTTCGATCCGGCGCTGCTGGCGTGGGACGTGGATCTGTTCGCTCAGCCGGGTGCGCAGGACGAATACTCGACGACGGACCGCGAGGCGTTCCGGGAGTTGCAGGTGGCGGCGCTGGAGGCTCGGGTGGCCGCGGCGCAGGCGAAGAAGAAGCGGCTGCGGCTGAGCACCTGGGACAGCGCCACGCACGGGCCGAAGGTGCCGGCGGGGTTCAAGCGGACGTATGGCGATGTGGACAAGCCGAAGCGTGTCGAGACGGTGTTCACGTGCCTCGACGAGAAGCTGAACGTCGCCAGCGTCACGGCTGAGGATTTGGCCGCGGTGAAACAGGCGGAGGCGAAGAAGAACAAGGGCACGGGGGTGGCGGGGGGTGATGATCCTGATGAAGGTGACGACATCCCGTGGAAGCCGCTCGTTGAGGTTCTGAAGCCGAGGATCAGCAAGGCGGGGCTGGCGATGATTGCCGACGCCAAGACGCAGGCGCTGCGGGAGACGTTGCGGGACGGCCTGGCGGGGGAGACACCGCACCGGGTGCTGACGCTGATGATGTTGGCGTTCACAGCGCTCAACGTGAGCTGCAGCGGCGTCGAAGAGCCGGATAGTCTCGTCTGGTCGATGCGGAGGTTCCGCGACCTGGCGGCGCGCGTGCTGACGCCGGAGGGCGAGGTGCTGCCGCTCAGCCTGGCGGACGTGCGGATGCACGCCGGCGAGCTGCTCGCCCGGTTGCTGTCGTTCGGCACGCCGGGCCCGGCAGGCTCCTGTAGCGACACCAGCGGCCCGGCGGCGGAGTGGATCGGCGCGGCGATCGGCGCCGAGCAGGCGCTGCCGCGGTTCGATACGGAGGAGTTCCTGCAGCACGTCGGCGGCGATGAGCTGCGCCGCATGGCAGGGGCGGAGGGCAAGAAGACCACCGGCACCGTCAAGGTGGTGCGCGAGCGACTGGTCGGCCAGTTGCCCGACTGGCGTCCGGAGGGGGCGGAGTTCGGCGCCCCGGCGCCACAGGGCCGGGAGCACGGGGCGTGAGCGCGCGGCTGATCGCGGCGGCGATCGCCCTGACCTGGAGCGAAGCAGGGTCGGAGGCGAAGCTGCTCGGCCGACCGGAAGCGGAATCGCTCTACGAGCCGTGGCCGGAGATGGACGAACTGACGGCCGCCCTGGATGAAGCGGCGCCGGGCTGGCGGGACACACCCCGTGGCTGACGCCGCCGTTCCCCAGGCTGACATGTTCGTCACGAACGCATCCGGCGGCGATGTCGTCTCGATCCAGGTCCGCAAGCTGGCTGTCCGGACTGACACGGACGAACTCAGGAACCTCGCGGACACTCTCGGCGTGATTTGCTACCGCAACGCCGAGACGGTGCGGGATGCGGCGGACGAAATCGACAAAATGCGGCCGGAGGTCGCGGCGCTGCGCAAGAAGCTGAAGGCCGCGCGCCTGACCTTGGCCGAGGACAATCCGCAGGCGGCGCTGGAGGTCGGGACATGAGCCTGCAGCTCGACCTGTTCGGCGCAGCGCCGGCGCCGGCGAAGAAAGCCATGGTGCTGCCGCCCCCGCCCAAGCCGCCGCTGGAGGAGCTGTTTCCGGCGCCGCCCACGGTCACCTGGGCGCGGCGGCTGATCGAGGCGGGCGCGATCGGGCTGCAGGTGACCTGGATGGTATCCACGCGGTGGACGGGTGTAGTGGCGGAATCGCTGCAGCTCGAACAGGGCGCGCGGACGCTGCTCTGGGCCGACGGCACGCTGCACAACGTCGCGGCCAGTCCCGATACGGTCGGCCGGTTCGTATTCTGCGATCCGGCGCAGGTTATCGCGCTGCACCGGACGCGTCCGCTGATCCAGATACGCGAGGGCTGGGGGATGGGCCGCTACCGCCTGGCGCGCCCGGGCGAGACGGTGCCGGCGGAGCTGCCGAAGGGATGGGCGGCATGACGGTTTATGTTGACGACGTCCGGCATCGCTTCGGCCGCATGATCATGTGCCACATGTGGGCCGACGATCTGCCCGAGCTGCTGACGATGGCCGATCGCATCGGCGTAGCGGGCAAGTGGTTGCAGCGGCCGCCAAAGGCATCGTGGGTGCATTTCGACGTTAGCCTCGGCATGAAGGCCAAGGCGATCGCGGCCGGCGCGGTGCTGACCGACAAATACGGGCCGGTCGAACACACCGCCAGGTTGCGCGGCAATACCAAGATGCTCGAACAGATAGCGGCGATCCGGGCGCGGGAGCGGGCCGTTGCCTGATCTCGCACCGATCGCAGCCTGGTCCGTCGCCGAGGAGGCCCGCCGCCTCGGCCTATCGCTTCGTCATCTTCAGGATCTGATCAAGGAACACGGCATTGAGGTCTTGCGCGCCGGCCGCCGCGTGCTGTTCGATGAGGTCGCGCACCGACAACTGACGGAAGCCATGCGATGCCGAAACGCCCAGGACTCACAGTCGTCACGCGCGCGGGGACCAAAGCCCTATATCTCCGCGGCACCATCAGGGGGCACCGCATTTTTGAAAGTGCTGGCACTGACAGCCCCCAGCTCGCCGAGGAAGCCCGTTCGACGCGGGAAGCCGAACTCTATCGTGCTGCCGTTTACGGCGAAAAGCCGTCCACGCCGTTCGCCGCCGCCGCCCTCAGCTACCTGAGCACCGAGGCGCGAAGCGCCGGTACGAAGAACCGCGTCGGCCGGATCGTTCGGCATTTCGGCGCGAGCCTTGTCTGCGAGGCGCTCGACCAGGCGGCGATCGACAAGGCATGCGCGGCGCTATGCCGCCCCGGAGCCGCGCCCGCGACCAAGCTGCGCGAGGTTATCGCGCCGACCAAGGCCATCCTGTCCCATGCTGCGCGCCGTGGCTGGTGTGCGATACCGACCTTCGAAGCGGTCAAGGGTGGGCGCAAGCGCACCGACTGGATGACGCCGGCGGAGGCCGAGGCGATGATCGAGGGCGCGCACGAGAAGTTTCGCTCGCTGCTGACATTCCTGTTCTGCACCGGCGCCCGGGTGAATGAGGTGATCGGCCTTGATTGGTGCGACGTAGACCTCCAGCACGGCCGGGCGGTGTTTCGTGGGGCGCGCGATGATGCGGGGCTGCGCGGCACGAAGAACGGTCTGGACCGCATTGTGGATCTGCCGCCGCGGGCCATCGCCGCGTTGGCCAACCTGAAGGAGCGGAAGGGACGGGTGTTCCGGCGGGTGCGCGGCGGCGATGCCTACCGGGACACGAACGACAGCCGCACGACGGCGTACGGCAATCAGATTGCGAAGTCATGGCGGGCGGCGCTGAAGTGCGGAGGGATCATCCGCCACCTGACACCGCACCACGCCCGGCATACCTGGGCGACGTGGCAATATGCGGTGCACCGGGATCTGTTGATGCTGCGCGACCGGGGCGGGTGGGCGTCCGTGGATCAGGTCGAGCGGTATGCGAAGCTGGCGCCGGAGGGGATGGCGGAGAGCATTCTGGCGTTCTGGGGCACGCCCATCGCGGTCGGTGCGTCCGGGCAAGCCGCGTCGAGAGTGGCTTTCGGAATGGTTTCGTGATCGCGGAAATTGCCAGACTGCGATACAAGATTGGAGCTTTGTTGCGATGCGCGGAATTGCCTCGAACGGCGAATACATCCGGATCGAGCGGTGATGTCGCCGGTCCTACCGCCGAGCCAGCGCAAGAACGGGAAGCACTGGCTATGCCAGGACAACCCTATGGGCAGCGAGACCGAGGTGTGGACTTGGCGAGCAGGTGTCCGGCACTGGGAGCGACGCGGGCGTCTACGGACGCCGGAAGCGATGGCACAATCCAGATACCGATACGTGAGCGTGTGGACCAAAACCGATGCACCGGAGGATGTAGATGCCTGAATCCCAAACCACCGACTTGCCCGATACCGGCCCATGCCGCTGGCACCGGGCAGTCACAGCACCAGAAGACGGAAGCGAGTTTGAGTATTGCACGTCCCGAGACGGTCGGGTCCGAACCGGATCGCTCGGTTCCGACATGGGTGGAAGCATCAAGCGAGATCCGGACATGACGTGGTGGCGCTGGCCGCCTGGATCGCCAGAAGCAATCGTTGAGGCGGAAGCCATAGAGGCAGAAATCGCCGTAGCCAAGCGACGGTAATAGCAGCCAACTGGCGCAACAGGCTTAGTGCTATCCAGACGGACAATCCCATGGCCGCGACATGCTCCGTCAGGCGGAGCATTCCCAATGTTCTGGCTTCGTATGCCGAGCATGCCGCGCATCTGAGGCTTGCCGATAAACATCATCGCGGCGAGTGGTTTGGATGCACTCGGGATGAAGCCCGCAGGGCAATTCACGTTTCCGTCGAGGAGGCCAAAGGTTTAGCCAGGAAGGGGCATCCCGGGGTCGAATGCGCCTTGCGGGAGCACGAATTCCAGCAGGAGGCCCTTGAGGCAATCGCCCTTGCCGAAAGGTACCGACGAGATTTTATCCAGTACAAATCTGGTGCAGAGGGCTCATAGCGAGCGTGAAATTGCCTGATGCAGACTACGGTTTTCCGCAAATCTGCTACTCCCTTGGTAAGGGAGAGGTCGAGAGTTCAATCCCCTCCAGCAGCACCATTCGACAAACCGAAAATCGGCAGGACTCCTGGGGCTTTCACCGCCGAAGCCGAACTGCGATCAATCGTTGGTGAACGGAACGACGCACGAACGCGAGCGCTCTGGCGCTGGCAAGTGGTGCAAATCTCGTGCAGTCCCGTTCTAGTCGCGTTCTCGTTTGAGCGGGTTTGGAGCTGATGACCAAGAGCAAGATCGACCTGCCGGGATGGCCTCGCGGGCTTCGCGAGCCGCTCGCCGCTGCCTATGTCGGACTGTCCAGCAGCGGCTTCCGAACCGAGTGGAAGGCCGGTCGCGCGCCGCTTCCGGTGAGGCTGACCGAGCGGCGGCAAGTCTGGCTCCGGGATGCCCTGGATCGATGGCTGGATGCCAAGGCGGGATTGCTTTCCAGCGACTGCACGAGAATTGCACCACATCCGGCAGGGAAGTCGATGGAGGACCTGGTGCGGGAAATAAGTGATTTGACCGGCGCGGGTCTGCCAGTCAGGTTCCCGTTTTTGGGAAACCTGCAATGTCAGACAGCGATTTTTCCAGCCTGTGCGATAGCCTCGCCCGTGCGGAGAACACCTATCGCGCCAATCCGACCGCCAAGAATCTCAATGCCGTCCTCGGGGCGGCGCAGGCAGTCCGGGGGGCGGGCGGGACGGTCTGGCCTCTCGGTGACAGTGAGAGGCCCAACGGGGAGCACGTCAGCCCGGCAGCTCCACGTCGTCGATGATCGTGCGCGGCCGGATGCGGGGCGGCCAGGCGGTCAGGTCGACCAGCTCCTCGCTGTTCGGCAGCACGCTGCGATCGAGGGCGTAGGCGCAGTGATCCCGGCGCACCCGGCCGAACGTGGCGATGACCTGGCCGACGGTCAGGAGGGCGCAGAACGCGGCTGCCCAACGCCGGCCGGCGGCTCGGGCTCGGGCGGCGCGGGCGCTCATAGTCTCGTTGGCGTCGCCGAGCAGCAGGGTGTTCCCGGCGTGATCGAGCAGGTTGAGCCAGTTCAGGATATAGTGGGCGAGCAGCTCGCCGGCCCGGCATACGCGGCATGTCATGGCTTTCTCACAACCTCGATGGGTTTCAGGAAATAGGCGAAGGCGTCGTAGCCGGGCGGCAGGCCGGTATCGTCCGGGTGGTGCGTGCACTCCGCCACCATCGGGCCGCAGGCGCCGTCATCGCCGGCGACGGCCGAGCCGCCGTTCAGGCTGACCGCCGCGACCGTGCCATCGCGCAGGATGGTCGCCTGGACGTGGCAGTTGACCGACGGGTGCGACCATTTCACGCTCAAGCCCAGCGGCAGGGTGACCTCGACGCCGTTGAGCGTGGCCTCGGCGGCGGTAGGGGCTTGGGTGTCCCACTCCGCCACCAGGGTGTCCGGCTTTGTGCGCATCACCTTGGCCGGGTCCGGTACGCCGAGGCAGGCGACCAGGTCGGGTGCAGACATGCCGAGCAGCTTGTCGCGGGCACTGAGCGCCACGATGGTGCCGCACGCGGCCAGCGCCAGCGTGATGGCGGCGGCGATCGCGCGCTTCACAGCTCGGCGACCAGGCCATCGGCGGTGAGGCCTGCGTAGAACGTGCCGTCGGCGCGCTCGAGCTGGCGCCAGACGATGCCGTGCGCCTCCTGCAACCGGGAGGCGACCCATGCCCAGGTGGCGGACTGCCAGGCGCCCCAGGTGCCGAGCCGCACGGTGTCGCCGTCGCCGAGGCCGGTGTAGTCCCAGCCGATTAGCGCGTGGCCGCCGGCGATCGCGCCGTCGTCTCGGCCGGGGGCGATATCCCAGGTGCCGCCGACCGTGTCCATATCGCGCTCGCGCAGGTCGACGCCCCAGTAGCCGGGGCCGAGCCGGGCCAGGGCCGAGGCCAGGGTGCTGCGGTTGGTGGCGACCGTAGCGTGCAGGCCGTAGAGGCGCTGCGGGCCGACGTCGAAGCCGAGGCCGAGCTGGCGCTTGAGCACGTCCAGCATGACCGCGCCGTCGGTGGCGGCGAGGTTGGGCGGGTCGCCGACGCAGCCGGCGTAGAACGCCGGGACGGATGGCGGGTCGATCACCAGGTCGTAGCCGTTGAGCGCCGCCACGCCGCGGGCGGCGTTGGCGAGTGCCACGGCGGTGCAGTCGGGCAGGGTATCGTTGCTGTAGAGGCCGGGGGTGAAGGGGACGCCCTGGCGGTCGAGGCGCGGCGGCGGAGGCACGACACCGAACCGGTGCGCGCGCGCAGAGGCGAGCGCTGCCGGATCGTGCGGCAGGCGGCCGAGACGGATTGGCATGTTGGTCGGGCTCCTATGTGGCGGGCGGAATCGCGGGGTGCTGCACGCAAAACCCGAGGCATTCATTTCGGACTTGCCTCCGGGTGATGGGTCTGCGTCCTGCCCCTCGCGGATGGCACCGGCGGGCGCCTGCGCGAGACGCCAGCCGAGTCCGGTCTGTTCTGCGGATGAAAGTCGAGGCGAACGCCGCTGCCGGCGACGCCGTTACTGTGCCGGACATTCGGTCTAGTCCTTACGTCGTGGCGGGGATGCTTCCCGGCGTCGGTGACACGGCGTCGGGTTGCGGGGTGGGGTTAGACGGGCGCCGTTAGGATTTCGCAGTGGTAGGAACCGAGCGTCACATCCCAACAATAGTTGTCGTATGACCCGCTCAGAAACACTACCCCGCAGCGCCTATCCCGGTTCCGAGGAACAAACGGCCGGAACACCTTTCCGACGTATTGAGACCCCGACACAAATGGCACGTTCATCGGCTCAATCGCCCACGTCACGCCTGCATCCGCGGTCGTGTAGCGATACAGGCTGCACGCCGTTCCGGCCACGTTGCCAAGCGACGCATAGACCACACCGAAATTAGACGGATCGAGCGCGATACCGGGCGCGTAATATGTCTGGTTGCCGACGAGCGGGTTTGGCAACATCCCGGTCGATGCGCTTGGCAGCGCCTGCTTCGACCATGCCGCGCCGTCCCACCTCGCCCACCAGTATTGTTGATGCACCCCGAGGTCGGAGGTCTGCGCCCATACAACGTAGATTTTGCCGTCATTGGGATTACGCACGACATCCCAAATCCACGACGAGACTTGGTTGTCCGGCGCCCCGGCCGTAGCAATCGCTGTCAGGTGCGACCACGTGTAAGGGAGGAACTGAACCGCCACCCCAGACGCTGCCGCCGTGACTTCGTTCGCAGCAGCATTGCCAGAGCCGGGAACCGATAGGGTGATGACGTTGCCTGCGATGTTCGAGACGACACACCCGGACGGGATGTAACCGTTTGCAAGCACCGGCATCCCGAGAACGATGCCCGTAGCCGAGGCAACGGTGATGGATGTTGCATTCAACGTCGCCGTGAACGTCGTTGCGACCGGAGCAAGGTAGCCGCTCACAAGCCGAAGTTCCGCGCCGGCCGAGTTATACCATTTACCGCTCTGGTAATACATATGACGGACATCGACGAATGGCGGGCCGCCTGGACCGGAAGCGTAGGACGCGGCGATGTCGATGCGGCTTGTCCCGTCGTTGGTGATCCGGGCATAAACGCCCTTGATCGTGTAATCGCCCGGCTTGGCAATGACGACAGACAGAGTTGACCATGTGGCCGCCGTTTGTGCCGCGCCGTCCGAGGCGGGAGCCGCTACCGTTGCCATGTCTGTTGACGTGGCGTAGCTAAAGTTGCTGTCTCCGTCTCGGTAGAACACATAGACCTTGTTGCCCTCAGACGACAGCATGACCGGCGACGGATAGGTGATCCCCCACGGACCCGCCGAGCCGACGTTGAAGCGCACTTGCGCTCCCCAGGCTGAGGCGTCATAGGGATTGACGCTGATCCGGTATGCAATGCCGGTGTTGTCGCCGTGGTAGCAGTAAAACGCGATCAAGCGTCCATCAGGACGGATCAGGAATGTTGCGTTGGCGTGGTCATCAAACCAGTTGTAGGCTGTGACCAGCGGGTATTCCGTCACAACGCCGGTATAGTGGTTGCGCTGCTGCACGCACACCGAGCCGTAGGGCTGATCGGATGGGCTGATCTTGGTGTAGGAGAGCCAAGTGATGCCGTTTTCGGAAATCGCGCGGGGTTCGGCGAACCAGCAATACGATCCGGTGAACTCCCCACGCAGCGCCGGGCCGGTGTAGACGTTCCAGTTGCCGACTGCATTAAGGATCGTGCCGCCGTGGCACATCATGCCAATCTTTGTCCCGCCAGCCAGAGCGTCAGGGATAGTTGCTACGCCAACCAGGGTGTTCTCCCAGTAGACGGCGACCGTGTTGTTCTGACGGACCTCGACCCGGTAGTTGGTTTGAAACTGCGTAACGATGTGCGAGAAAATCGACAGCAGCGTGGTCCAAGTCCCGCCAACGCGTTGGAACAACTCGATGTGCTGGCTCGTCTGGTTCGTGCGCAGGCCGATGAAGTTGTTGGCGTCTTCGACACAGACCGCGATCGGGAAGTTAGTCGCGCTGCTCGTCGGGATGTTCGCCTCGACGAAGTAGGCCGCTGCCCCGGTGTCATACATGACAACCGCATCACCAGCGCCGACGATATCCACACCGCCGCCCGCATTGACCGTGAAGTAGTTGGCCGTGCCGCCGCTCTGCGTCCACCCCGTGTGGCTCTGTATAAAAGAGCCAGTCCCGAACACGGACCAGTTGACGACGCTAACCGCGCCCTGTGCCGGCCACGCTGTCGGGGCGGCGATGCCGAGGCGGCCGGCGTTCAGAACTGCCGCGCTGACTGGAGGCGTAATGATACCCATAGCCCCTTAACCCCCAACTATCGAAACGGAAACGCTGCCTAGTGAGGAAATCGCGGTGATTGCCGCGGTCGGTATTGGCAGATCGATCGCGCCGAATATCAGCGCCCCGCCAGCCGGGATCGGAGCGCCGGCACCAACAACCGCGGCCGACCCTGTTGGGTTGAGCCAGATCGTTGCCGTGCCGTTGTTCCAGATTTGCAGGGTGTGCGTAAATGCGCCTGCGGATACCAGAGTGCCGGACGTTGCCGCTACCGTGCCGGACGTGCTGCTGCTGTAGGACAGCGGCGCGGCGATAACCATGCGCCCGCTGGATACCGCGCCGGCAATCGTGGTGGTGTTTGTCGCGGTCGTGGCGTCGCTGGTAGCGATCGATGCCAGAGACGTGTTGCCAGTCGCCTGCCCGGCCGCTGTCGCTACGCCCACCGTGTTCGTGGCGATCGATGCCAGAGACGTGTTGCCAGTCGCCTGCCCGGCCGCTGTCGCTACGCCCACCGTGTTCGTGGCGATCGATGCCAGATACCCACCCGCCGTAGCGTCGGCAGTCGGGAACGGAGCCGCAACCGAGACCGGCACGCCGTTCTGATCAACGACCACATGCGCCGGATAAAGGGTTCCATTGCTATCGGACGCGGACCCAAGCGTCTGCGCTAGGCCGTTAAGAATGGCCCTATAAAAACCCATCGCCATCGGTCTAGCCTCCAACAATCATAAATGCTGCGTCGTCAGTGAGCGTCCACATCATCGCATCCCCAAACTCATCAAAGCTAGGGGCCGATAGGGCATGGGGGGCGCCGAAGTCCGGGGACGGCGGATCGATAAGCGGCCAGACCGCCAACACGGGATCGCACACAACGCCAACGAGCCATTGATACGTGCGCGCCGCGGTCGTTGCTGTGATGGCAACTTTGTAAGCCCGCCCAGGAACGCCGCCAGACAGCCCCCGGCACGCTACCAACGTGCCGGGGTTGGGGTTAAGACAGCCCAGCGATGCCGACAGTGCGGGCACCCAAAGACCGGATGTCAGTGCCGTCGGAACCTGGAATGACAGCGATGTGCGGCCGGGATTCGCCGCAGCGAGCGTGCCGGTAGCAGCACTGGTGACGGAGCGGTCAACCAACGTTCCCGCGCCGGGCTTCACCGGCAGCGGCGCCGCACCCGACACCGGCACGCCATTCGCGTCCACCAGCGTGTGCGCCGGGGCCAGAACCGGCGTTGTCGATGCGTCCGACCCGGCGAGAAACGCCCGCGCCGTCCCGTTCAGCACTGCGAGATATTGAGTAATGCCCGCCAAATCAGCCTCCAACAGTCATGAATTCGAGATCGTCACTCGGCTGAATGAGCAGCGGCGCGCCCCACCCGGTCGATGGCGGAGCGGTGGGCGATCCGACCATCATTGCCGGGTTGATCCTCAACTGCACGACAGTCGAGAAGACCCGCCCGGAAGCTGAGGTCGCCTCGACCTTGACCCAGTAGTAACGGCCATAGGCGCCACCTGTGACGTTGGCGGTCACCACGGCACCGACGATGGCGCCGCTAACGGCCTGCAGCTCGCCGGTCCCCGACGGCTTCACGCTGACGCTCGCGCTGCTGATCGTGTCGCCGCCGACATCGGCCAGCAGGTTGGTGTAATCGAGCGAGTAATCGAGCAGCGAGTCCGGATCGTCGATCATCGGCCATTGCGGCGTGACCCCGTTGGGGACGGCGGGGAGGACGATGGTCCTCGCCGCCGAGACGCTCATGCTGCGACGGCCGCGAGGATCGCGCGGGCATCGGCCGGGGCGTATCTCGCCGGCACGCCGGCGCCGGCGACGCCGATCGCCGCGAGGATCACCGGCAGCAGGGAGATCGCCGCCTGGATCGCCGCCTCGGCGACCGAGCCGGCCGGCAGCAGCGGCAGCGCGACCGCGGCGAGCGCCTGCACCACCTGGGCGATCTCCTGCACCGTGCCGGGCGGCGGCGAGGCCACGGCGGCCGCCACCTTGACGGCGTCGGCTTGGATGATCGCGAGGTATTTCTCGATCTCCGCCAGCGCCGCCGCCGGCAGGCCGGGGATCTGCTGGATCTGCGGCAAGGCAGCCGTGAGGCCGGTCGCGATCAGGTTGACGTCGGCGGCGAGCTGCGACGCGGTGGGCGTGCCGCTCGTGCAGGCGGCGAGGGCGACTGCGGACACGGTGGCGAGCGCCGATACGGCCAGCAGGCCGCGGCGGGAATATCCGGTCATGATGGTTACTTTCAGGGAGGGAGGGAGCGTCGGTGGCCGGGCTGAACCCGGCCGTGACAAGTGGAACTAAGCCGCGACCAGCTTGCCGATGTGCAGGCGCACCTGCAGCCAGTTGATCGCCAGGCCGGCGAACAGCGTCACCAGGCCGCCGAGGGTGGCGACCGTGGCGTCGGACCAGCCGAGGCCGTAATGCGTGGCCAGCAGCGCCACGCCGCCGGTGACGACGGCGCCGGCCTGGGTGGCGGCGGCCGAGGTCGCCTTGCCCAGCAATGCGTTCGCCAGGGCCGGATCGGCAACCTGCGCGGCGGCGATCAGCCCGGGCAGCGTTTTGGCATCCGCGACCAACTGATCGCGGACGGATACATCGGTCATGTCAGTGTCTCCGGGTTATGCGCCGGGGCTCGGCGCCTGGTTGAACGACAGCAGCTCCGAGTCCATCAGCCGATCGGCGGCGGACTCGGCGGGGGGCTTGGCAGGCACGTTGTGGATCGAGACGGGGGGCGCCTCGGGCTCGCCGGACGGGGCGGGCAGCTCAACGCGCGCGAACTGGTGCCAGCCGTCGCACACCGTGCGGGCGGCGCGTGACGCCCAGGCCGGCGGGTGCGGCATCGACACGGCCCAGTAACTGTCGGCGCCGTTGGTCAGGTCCGGCAGCTTGTTGGCGATCGCCTGCCACGCCAGGTTCAGGGCGACGCGGAACTCGGGATCCGCATCGGTCACCGCGAGCAGCTTGGCGCGGTTCGGGTCACCGACGTTGCGGCAGGAGAATTGCTCGGGCGCCAGGCAAACCGACATGATGTCGTGGCCCCACCAGCGGGGGTTGCGCACGCGGTTCATGTGCACGTTGATGACGCGCCTCATGCCGGTGGCGCCGGTCCCGCGCGCCTCGCCCCAGGCATTGCGCGCCAAGGTATCGACCGACTGTGGCGTGTCGATCGGCGGAGAGGATGGCATGGCATGTCTCCTAGAGAATGTCGCGGGCGGCGAGGAATTCGCGGAAGGCCTTGACCGCGCGGTGCTTGTCCGCGCGGCTGGCGGCGTGGCGGATCGCCGCCTCGTGTTCGCGGATGGCGTGGATCGCGAGCGGGTCCGGCTCCGGCGAGGCGACGTAGCGCCGCGCCGCATCCTCGGCCCGGCGATAGTCCCGCTCGACCGGATCGGGTCGCGGCGGGGGCGCCGGGCCGCGGAACGCCGGCGGGGCAACCGGTGCGAGGCACACCGGCGGAGGCGGCGCGGCACACGACGCCAGCAGGCCGCACAGGACCAGCAATCGCGCCAGTCTTGCGGCCGGTGCGGGGGTCATTTGTGATCCATTTTCTGGCGCAGCGCGTCGGTCAGGTAGCCGGTGCGTTCATCGATGCGGGCGAGCAGGGCCTGCATCGATGACAGCGTCTGGCTGGCGGCGGTGCGATCCATTTCGAGCCGGCTGATGCGGTCGCCCTGGGACGTCACGGTGACGTTGAGGGTGGCGAACCACCAGACGAAGCCGCCGAACTGGATGAACATCGCAATGATCATGGCCAGCGGCACGCGGCGGTCGAGGGTCCAGTGCGTCCGCTCGGCCTCAAACTCCGGATCGGGCAGCAACCGGGGATCGCTGGCCAGCGGCGCGGCTGGCGCGTTAAATGCAGATGTCGTCATCGGATTTGCTCTCCGTTGGCGGGCGTGAAGGGCCTCGCCCGTGTTGCGCGCGGGCGAGGCCTTGCCGGGACTAGGCGATGGTGACGGCGGCGGGGGGCAGCGTCGCCAGGACGCCGTTGATGCACTTGTATAAAGCCGAGACATAAGCCCCGATGGCCAGCGCCAATGGCTGGAACTGTGCCGGCGTATAGGTGTGCAGCGAACCGGTGATGTTCGGCCAGACGATCGAGGCGGTGCCGTCCGCAAACGTCGCACCACTCGAATTCAGCAGCGCGATCATTTCGGCCATCAGATGCGATTGCGCCGTCGCGTCGCAGGCATAGGTCCCGTTCAGCGCCGGGTTGGACGTGCTGGTAACCGTCAAGCCGGCGGATATGGCGGCGGCGGCCTGTTGTGCGAGGGTTTGGGCGGGCAGGGGCGGGACAACCGGTGCGGCGAACGTGCCGCCGCTGTACGTCCATCCCGGTTGGGGCGCGGGCGATACGGTCGAGATATCGACCCAGGTCAACGCCGGGTTGACGGGGAACTCGGCAGCGGCGGTTTGAACGACCGTGCCGTTGATTATCAGCGCAAACATATTACCACTCCAAAATCAGAAGGCCGGCACCGCCCGCGCCGCCTGCGGAGTTTTGCGTGCCGCCGCCACCTCCTCCACCGGGGAAGTTGCCGGTCGGGCCGCCACCGGAGCCGTTGTAGGTTGATCCCGTTCCGAACGTGCCGCCGCCCATCCCGCCTAGAAATGCCGTGCTGACAGAGATGCCGTTCTGGCCGGACGTGCCGGTAATATTGACCGTGCCGCCGGTCGCCACGCCATTGCCGTAGCCGCCGCCGCCCGTGCCGTTGGCGAAGCCCGCTCCGCCGGAGCCGCCCGTGGCCGTCGCGAATGTGCCGAAACTCGTGGTCCCGCCGATCGAGCCGTTGTAGCTGCCGCTGACATTGGTGCCGCCCGCGCCGCTTGCGCCGACCGTGCAGGTGATGACTGCACCGGGGGTTACTGTGGCAATGCCCTCAAAATAGGCGCCGCCCTGACCGCCGCCACCGCCGCCGGCGCCGCCATTGCCCATACCGGCGCCGCCGCCGCCAGCGGACCAGCCACGGAAATGGACGCTGGTCACCCCGGCCGGGACGGTCCATGTCCCGGTTGCGGTTTTGGCCAGGATGTTATTGCCACGGAACAGCGTCTTCAGCGACGCGAGGACCTGCGTCGTGTTCGCGCCGGTGGCGTCCTGCGTCACGCCCGCGGCCGCGAGGATCCCCAGCAGCTCGGCGAGGATGATGTTGACGTCATCCGGATACAGGTCGGTCGGGGTCACGCCCGGCCCCGGCGCGGTGTTGTTGCAGTATCCCGGCGCGCCGACGGCAGCCGCCGGCGTCGGCAGCGCAGTGACCTGCGTGCCGTTGGCAATTCCTCGCATCGTCGTTCCTTAACTGTAATTGAACCAGAGCACGCCGTAGGCCGGCTGGAGCTTGCTCAGCCGGCACTGCAACTGCGTATTGCCGATCGTCCAGAGCGGCTCGAACAGCGCCGAGACGCCGACCTGGAACCGCTGTACCGTGATTGAGGGCGCGTTGACCTGCCAGGCGAAGCGCCAGGCCCGGCTGAGCAGCGCCGCCCCGGGGCCGAGTGCTGCGCCGGGGCCGGGCACGAAGGTATCCCAGGTGGTGATCGTGATGGTGTAGCCGAGCGCCGCGGCGACGCCGATGAAGTAAGCCTCCGACTGGCCGCCGGGGCTGGCGGCGATTTTCGCCATCAGCGCGGCGCGCCGTTGCACCATGGTCGGGGCGGCCGGGGTGCAGCTGTCGGGCAGGCCGTAATCCGCCTCGAAATCCGGCAGGCACTGCACGGCGTCGGCGGGGAAGGACTCGGTTTCCAGCCACAGCACCAGATACTCGTGGAAGGCGAACAGGCAATCGGCGATGGCCTGGAACAGCGTCGCCATGGTGCTGCCCGCGGCGCGCGTCCACGCCAGCCCGCGCGGGAACAACCCCTGGACGCCGGTGGCGTAATCGGCGGCGGTCAGGCCGGAGAACCAGGTCATAGGAAGGTCACCGTGGGCGGTGCCGGCAGGTGGCCGGTGGCGAAGGTCACGTCCGCCGTCGGCGTGGTGATGTCGAAGGATGCGATGGGTGCCGCGGCGTTGATCGCGTCCTCGATCCACTCCAAATACAAGACTCCCGGCACCTGCACCGGGAACATCGCGCCGGTCAGCAGCGGGACGGTGATGCCGTCGCCGTAGGAAGCGCCGCCGGGCGGCACGCTGGCCACCAGCGCAACCAGTGCCGCGGTGACCGCCGCCTGGTTCGTCGCGGTGTTCGGCAGCAGGCCGTGCACGTTGATGGTCAGCGCGTCCGCCACCGGCGCGAACGCCTGGTAGGAGCCGATTACCGGCGCAGCCGCGTCGATCGCCGCCTGCACCGTCGCCAGATCGGCGGCCAGCGGGATCGGGTTGGCGCGTGTGTCGATGGTGAACGCGACGTCGCAGGATCCTGCACCTCGGTTGAGCGGAAAGACCCAGGCCCGTGTCGGCAGGCCGGTCGCCTTTGTCCAGGCCCAGAAATCCGCGCCGGCTCCGCCCTGCGGCGGCGACTGGATGCGTTGCAGGCCGCGGGCGCGGAAGGCGTCCAGCGTCTCGCCGTCAGAGCCGCCGGCGAGGCCGGAGCTGTCCACAACGGCCTGCGGCAGCACGCCGGCGATGGCGTTGACCAGGGTCAGCGGCGTGCCCGTGGGCAGGTTTCCCACAGCGCCGGGGCCGCTGGCGGCGACCGCCAGGTCGATGGTGCCGAGGCTGCCGATGGCGCCGCCGGCGGTGACCGAGAACTGCAGCGCGGCGCCGTTATTGTCGGTCAGCGATCCGGCCGGGATCAGCACGCTGCCGGCGGGGACCGGGACGCCGACGGTGCCTGAGAACACCACGCCGCCGGAGCTGGCGGTGCCGGTGATCTGCGACAGGCCGTAATCGGCGAGGCGGCGCTGCAGATAGGGCGCCTCGGCCGAGCTGATGAACATCTGCCGTGTGACCCACAGGAGGGCACGGCCGAGGGCGAACACGGCGCCGGCCAGGGCGTCCGACATGACGCCGACGACGCTGCGGCGCACGGTCTGGTCGAAGCCGGTCAGGCGCGCGGCGAAGGCGCTGCGGAACTGGGTGCGCCAGTCCGACAGGGCAGGCAGGGAAAAGGGCATCAGGAGTTCTGCCAGGCCAGGGTGAAGGTGGTATTCGGGCTTTCGTCGATCTCGATGGACAGGCTGGACCAGCCGAGACCGGGAAAGCTTGGTGTTGCGATGACGGTCGAGGCCTCGCCGTCATCCAGCATCCAGTGCAGCGCTTCGTTGGCGTAGTTTTGCTGCAGCTGCAGCGTCTCGGCGGTTTGCAGCGCCCGCCACAGCAGCCACAGCCGCGAGCCGATACGGTCCGGCGGGGTAGCTGCGTCCTGCTGCGCCGGATCGATCGGCATGTC